CTAATAACATCAATTACCATATAAATATCTAGCAGCTTCTTTTATTGCTTCTGCTAATGTGGTTTCTCTCGTGTTTTTTGGGAGTTTTTCAAGCTGCTCTTTTGTAAAGATTGCTACTCCATCATTACGCCATCCGTCTTTTTTAATTTTAAAAGGGTCAGGATTTGTTGTTACCATTTTTGCTAATGAAGAACGAATACTAGACATTAGCATGAAATCCAAAAGCTATTACCAAAATTAACCACCTTATTTCGCATGAGGGTTTAGATGAATATACTACGATTGTTGGAAATATATATACTGAACGTAAATCTACTCCCAAAACAAAAAACATATATATTCCTTTTAATTATACCATTCGTCTTTATTACCTTTGTTACCTTTTAAAAACTGTTCTTTAACATCTTTTTTAAGTTTTTCAGCTCTTTTTGCAACATTAGGTTTATTCAAAAAATCAGTTACTCTATTCCAACTTTTATCTTGAATGCGCCAGCGTATAAGTTCTCTTACCTCACATTCATGTATTTGTGTGTTTGTAGACTTATTTTCCATTGATTTTTAATTGCTTGTTCTACGCATATTTGTGTTGCTTTTTTACTTTGACTTAAAGGTTGCAACCAAATAGGCACAAACTCTACATTACAATCTGAAAGTAATATTTTTAATTTAGTAATATCATCTAATTTACCAACAGGATATTTAATCTCGTCAGCCATATTAATTGCACTTTGCAATATTTTAAAGCCTCCAGGCATATCTACTTTTGGACTAATTGTTACAAAAGTGGCAGGATGACATTTAATTTCATGCGTACCTGAAGTTTCAATTTGAACAGAGTATCCATTATCGGTCAATGCTTTTGTTAATTCAGTTAAATCGTAAAGGCAAGGTTCACCCCCAGTTAAAACTACATGATTGGCTGAGTATGAAGTAATAATGCCTAGCAATTCTTCCGTTGACATTTCAGCAAACGAATCACTATCTGCTTTTTTAATTACAATTTCATTAATGATTGTTTTTTTATTTTCTTCTATTTCCCATGTATGCTTTGTATCACACCATCCGCAACCTACAGGACAACCTTGTAATCGAACAAAAATAGCAGGTGTGCCAGTAAACATAGCTTCACCTTGTATTGTTTCAAATATTTCATTTACGGGATATTTCATATTGTTTCATGTCCTTTATAGCTTTAGTTTTATCTTCCCAAGGAAATACTAACCATTCATTTTCTTTTAATGATTCTTTAAAACAAATATTTTTAAAAACTTTAGTATTTAAAAACCAGCAAGCAAAATACATATTTGGATAACCAAATCCCGATAAAGTTAATCCAGTTTCTACAACGTCATCAACCCATAACACATTATTAGGATTAAAATCTTTAAAAGTTGTTACGTCAACGCTAATTAAAGGTATTTCCATTTTATGAGATAAAGCAACTGCTAAACATAGTCCACCTCTTGGCATACCATAAATTTGCGTTGCTTTTCCTTTAAATTGATTTGCTATATGTTCTACAGCATCATCAAATTCTTGCCACGTTAAATAGCGTAACTTGCGCTGCATTTTCTTGTTTCCTCAATATCGCATTTAATTAATTTAACGCCTGTATCTCGTAATTGAATTGGAGCAATAACATTAACTAAATATTCAGCCATATTTTCGGCAGTAGGATTAAAGTCAACTACAACTAAACCTTCGGGGTCTATTTCTTGAAATGTAGCAGTCCAAGGGTCTTTTTCCCAAAGAATAAATTTGTGGTCCCAATTATCTTCTAGCCAATTACATAATTTATCTTTGATAACAGAAAAATCAATAACTCGCCCAACAGAATCAAGGCTGCCAGCACAATGGAAATGTACCCGATAATTATGCCCATGAGCATGAGCGCATTTATTTTCATGTCCGTAAACCCTATGTCCTGTTGAAAAATCATGATAACGATGTGCAGTCCACATATTAATATCCTTGTCCTTTAATAATTGAGAGGAATTCGTTTCTTGCACCTTCATCATCTCTAAATAATCCACGCATTACGCTTGTTGTCATTGATACACCATTATCTTTAACGCCCCGCCATGTCATACATTGATGGGTAGCTTTAATAATAACTGCAACGGCTTTTGGTTTAATTTTTTCTTCAATTAAATCTGCCAATTGAACTGTAGCTTCTTCTTGAATTTGCGGTCTTGACATTACCCAATCAGTTAATCTACTGAACTTAGAAATGCCAATAACCCTATCGTTAGGAATAATGCCAATCCAAGCATGACCAGTAATAGGCACAAGATGATGACTGCAAGCTGAACGAACAGTAATGGGACCGAGAGTATAAATTTGGTCAAGGTCTTTAGCATTAGGAAAGTCGGTAATTTTAGGCTGTTCATTGTATCTGCCTTTAAAAACTTCATCTATATACATTTTGGCAACACGTTTAGCAGTTTCTTTAGTGTTGTGGTCGTTATCAGTATCAATAATTAATGCTTCTAAGACTTTTTGCATTGCCTTTTCAACATTACGTTTAATTTTGATTAAATCTTTTGGCTCTAAATATTCTGAAATATTGTCATTTGCAAAATAACTACCGCCAGCAGCTTTAATTTTATCAATTATTGTTTTCATGTTTTGCTCTTTCAATTAAAGGGTCAGGAACACCAGCTTCTTCAAAACCATGCGCCCTTAATACGCAAGCATGACATTCACCACATGGTGGAAATTCGCCAGCATAACAAGTATGACTAAATGCTAGTGCGCCCATAGCATCAACTTCTTGTGCTAATTTAATACTTTCTGCTTTAGATAAATACATTAAAGGCGTTTCAATTTTGAAGTTATCAATTCCCAATGCTTGATTGATTGTATTAATTTGAGCATTAATAAAACCTTCTCTGCAATCAGGATAGTTAGCATTATCTTGTTGGCATACTCCAGTTACTAAAGTAAAACAATTCATTGCTACTGCATAATTAGCAGCTAATGTTAGAAAAAAAGCATTTCGCATAGGCACAAAAGTTAATTCTACTCTGTCACCAATAATTGCATCCATTTCTTCATAATTGTCGTAAGTTTCAAGCGTAACTGATTTATCAAGTAAAGGACTTCTGCTTTTAAGAATATCAGGAATATCAACAATAGTATGACTTTCAACACCAGCAATAAATGCTACTTGCTCTGCTGATTTAATTTCTCTATTGTGTTTTTGACCATAATTAAAAGTAATAGCATGAACTTCATCATAATGTTTTACAGCCCAAAATAGACAAGTTGTTGAATCTTGCCCTCCTGATAATACAACGAGTGCTTTACTCATTTTTTGCTCCTAAAGTGTCATTAGTAATTTGCCATACATTTAATGGTCTTTTTTTACCTTGCTCAACAGATACTTTTTTACCTATTTTATCGTAAAAACCATTACTTTTATTCGTTATAGGACATTTTAATTGGATTACTGATGTATTTTTTAAAATTTCAGCAATTAATAACTTTGCCCCACCTTTGCCACGAATAATAGGATGTGTAGCAATTTCATAAATAACACCAACAGAATCTTTTATTCGTATATTAAAATTGCAAAACCCAACAACTATATTTCCCGACAATAAAATTAGTAATTTTTTCTTAGATGCTTGCTCACGATAAATAATAGGCATGACATATCCTATTTCATGAGCCATTTTCTTTGTCATTTGAATAATCTGATTTAATTGATTTTCAAATTCTAAAGAATTTGGATTGGCATAAATTACATTCATTTTTCTAAACGAGTAGTAGGATTAATTGAAATTCCACCACGAGGATAAAAATCACCTCTTACTTCAATCCATTTAGGCTGCATTAAATTAAATAAATCAGAAGCAATAGTGTTAATACAATCTTCATGAAATGAACCATGATTTCTAAAACCAAACATATAAAGTTTAAGTGATTTAGATTCAACTAATAATTCATCAGGTTGATAGTTAATTAAAATAGTAGCAAAGTCAGGCTGTCCTGTTTTTGGGCAAATATGCGTAAATTCAGGAATTTCTAATTCTACTGTGTAATGATTATTTGGAAATTGATTTTTAAAAGTTTCCAAAATTGCTGGATTATAATGCGTTTCATAAACAGTATTATTAGAACCCAATAAGGTTAAATTTTCAGTATCAGACATAAAGTTTCCTTTGTTAAATTGAATTAGTTTCTTTTAAAAATTCTAAAGCATCGAATAAAGCTACAACATCACCTTCAGAAGATAGTGCTTGATAAATTTTAGTTCCTAAATTTTTTTCAACTTCAATAGCTCTCTTTGTGTGTCCAAGATAAGTTATAAAAGATGCAATACCATTTTGTGATTTATATTTAAAAGCCTTTGCATTAGAACTCCAGGCTTGATTATTTTGCAATAATAAAATTTGAGATAATGTTAATCCATGTTTTTTTAACATTTCTATGACATTATCTGATGGAATATTAGAAAATTCTTTTTTATTAATACTTTTTAAATTTCCATTACCTGCATAAATTTGCAAATTTCCAAAACGTGCTGACGATTTAATGCTGCTACTATCTACACTATAAGGTTTATAGTGTTTAATAAATGGTACGTTAACAAAACCAAGCCAATGTGCGTGTCTGCCTTTATTCATTTCACAAAACCATTTAACGTAATTGGTATTTTGTCCACCAATAGCAATACCGCCAAACATAATATAGTCAGTATATGAATAAAATTCTTCTAATCGTTCTAAACTATCTCCACGAGTGAATACAGGCATAATATCTGCATACCCCATATCTAACATTCTCATATAATTGATATAAGTTTGTTCCGGGTCTCCATATACATCAAGCTGCACAGCTTTATAATCCCAATGTGATGGAATGCTTTTTAAAAATTTAGCATAATCATCTAATGAAATTTGTTTTCCAGTATTCCAAGCAGTAAAAGCACCTGAATCCACAATTAAGCGAAAAGTGCTTGGGTCTAATTCCATTAATTTTTCATAGATTTTTTTAGAAAAATATGGAAATGCAACAAGAATATTTAATTTAGGACACTTCGACATTATCCAAGCCTAAAGAATCTACTAAATTAGTAATTTTTTCCCATAAAAATTCTTTTTCATCGGGGTCGCATTTAATAACAATTCGTTCTTTACTTAATGAATCTTGAGCATCAATATCACTCATTCGTTCAATATCTGAATCCCAACCATTAAATAATAAATTAATTTCTTCTGCTGAAAAGCCAGTAAGTTCAGTTTCAAAAGCTGGTAAACTTTCTAATTCAATTTTAAGGATTTCTTCATCCCACCCAGCATTAAGAGCAAGTTTATTATCAGCAATAATGTAAGCCCTACGTTGCGTTTCATTTAAATGCTTAAGGTCAATGGTAGGAATTTCTTTTAAATCAAGTTTGCGGGCTGCTAATACACGACCATGACCTGCAATAATGCCATTTTCACCATCAGTTAATACTGGATTAGTAAATCCAAATTCTTTAATGCTAGATGCAATTTGAATAATTTGTTGTTCTGAATGAGTACGACTATTATTTACATAAGGGATTAAATCATCTATTGGTTTGTAAACTATTTTAAGCATTTATTACCTCCATTAATATTTTCACTTTATTACGCAATTCTTCTTCAGTACCATATCTTTTTTCGAATTCTTTTATTCCAGCGTGTAATGCAATTCCGTAACCACCATGCTGATGATGATTAGGACACAAAGGGATAGCATCACTCCAATGACTTTTTTGTCCCATGCCAGCTCCATGTCGAATGTGATGTATATGAGGTTGAGAATAACCATACCCAAGATTGCGACATACAATACATCCCAATTGTGATAATTTGTCATAATATTTTTTTTCCTCTTTTGTCACCAACTCCACCCCATTTGTGAAGCCCATATTTCAATTTGTTCTTGATACCATGCCATACGAGCAGTATTTAATTTTGTAGTGCTTTCAATTTTATTTACTACTTCACCAGCAATTTCTACTTGATAGCGTAAAAAGAGCCATCCAGCAACATCATGCATTTCATCTTTGGTATAACCTAAATGATTGCCTACGCTTTCATATAATTTCCAAAGCCTTTCATTTTGCTCTAATGTTCGCTTACTTTTCTTTTCACGAATTACTACTTCCCATTGAGTATCAAAATCTAAAGATTTTAAATAATCCATTAAAAATGAAATATTTTGTAAACTTAAATTCCATGTTCTGCCATTCATAATAACCTCTAAATGTAGTATTTGCTATAATTTATTAAGAAATTAACTTATTTTGACCAAGATTTTCAATAATATTCTTTAATCTTTGTCTATTTCGTTCTTTTTCTTCAGCAGTAAATTTTCTTGGTAATTGTAAAAAATCCTGATGTGCTGCAAGAGTTGATTTGCATTGTGCTTTGAACTGGTCGCAAGATGGTGCGTAATCATAGTTATGCAGCAAAGCATTTTTAATTCTGTTAGGCGATATACCAGCAAGTTCCTCAGCCCAAACTTGTTTGGCGTTAGCAATGCCAATATCTACTCCATCTACAATCTGACCTAGTTTAAACTTATCTGTAAATGAGTTACCAAACCTTCCATGCAATCTCATAAATATTCTATCAATCCATTCTGCAGGTAATCTATTCATCATTTTTAACCTCTAATTCTTTAGCTTGGTAATAAGGAATGCCACTAGAGTTTGTGAAAATAGACCTAGCTGCTGCCATCGTATCTTCTTTAAATGATTTGGACTGTGGCTTATTAATCCAATCAGCTTTAAAACTAATCCATCCTCGTTCACAACAAATTGTTATAGCTTCTTCTACAGATATACCTGCCAAT